AATGATTATACCAGAACATTTTTGTACTAGCAATGCGAAGTTAGGATTACGTGCAATAGTGGGGTTATTGTTGACTTTTCCACACATTTTCATCAACTCTAATTGTTGCTTTAACTGTGCATTTTCTGTTTGTATTTCTCTAAATTCTTTTGTGCAGGCAGAACCTAAATATTTTCTCCAGGTAAGTCTTATCGATTGATCATCACTAGGGCTGTTATAATTATTGTCAGGATTATAGTGTCGATACCTAGACTCCGAGTCTCTTTGTTCGATTGATAAGCTAACATCGCCAGTACTACAAGTATTAGTACCGTCATTGAGATACTCATTTCTAGGATATGCTGGAGTTGCACAGAACGCCAAAGCCGTTAACATTAAGATAAGAATTCCTGTAAAATAATAATTCATCCTGGCTATCTCCATTGTTCATTACCTACTTAAATCCTTAATATCATAACTATTTTCTCTAACTTGATCAGCTAATTGTCTGTATAAATTTTCTGCCATCTGCCATGTTGCTTCGGCAGAAGACAGTCTTGTATTTATTTCTGATATATTTTTTTGAACTTGTTTAAGATCTCGTTGGAGATTTATAATTTCTTGCTCAGATGCATTAATAGTATCTGTAAGATTAACAACATAACGAACACCTGTAAATGTCCCCACTAAAACTGAGGCCACTATCGGCACCATTACTATATTTTTCTTTAACAGATCTACTATATTCATAAGGCATTTTTATTTTTTAAAAGTATAATATATTATTTGTCTTCTATTTTGTAGAACATTTTGTCAGTATCTTCCGTAACCCAATCTTTATTTTCCACATTCCATTCCGTAGTTTGGACTTTATAATCCGGCACGTCAGAGTTAACGGTGAAATTACTAATATTCCAAAGTATCCTATTATTAGGCTGGATTGCATAATTACCGTTATCAAGTGCAAGAACGTGCCCACACTTGTGTTCATGAGGAATTTCACTGTGTTCAACGTCCAGGATATTGGTTTCCGGATGGCCCCAATCAATAGTGAAAAGGTACTCACCAAAATATTCTTTTTTATCTTTTCCGAAATATTTACCTCTTTGTGATTCTAAAAAATTAAAGCTATGCACACTAGGATAATAGCTGAAACTGTTCCACAGTTGAAGCTTGTCCGTTGACATATCAGGCACATTGGCACGGTCATGCGATTTTTGGAAAAACGCACTGATAGGCAATCGAAAAAAGACTGCACCGTTTGGTAACATAATGTGAAATAATGTTGCGGCTCCTGCCATACTTGTAAGGCCAAAGACCACACACTCTTCACTTTCTCCATGATTTTTTGTAAAGTCATAAAGATACTCCTTCCGTACTTGACAATAAATGGGTGGTATATCTGCGTTTAAATATGCCATTACTTAATATCGCCCCAATTATCTCCTTGTTCATAATCCACTTTGTTTGGAACTTTTAACTCTACTGCTGACTCCATTATCTCAATAATCTTTTCTGCTTTTTCTGGAGATTCAACAGAGATATCCACTTCATCGTGAATTTGTATGTGTGGTATTATACCATTTTCATATAAAGCTACCATACTTTTTTTAGTCATATCTGCTGCACTTCCTTGTATTAATTTATTTAATGCTTTGTAAGTAAACGCACGTTTTAATGGTTCATCATATTCTTTTCGTGCTAACTCCAAAGGTAAAGGTTTAAATACACCAAACTGTACAGGTTGCCATAAATCAAAATGACACGCGCGACCAAGTAAAGTTCTAATCTTACCTCTATCATTTGCTTTACGAGATACATTGTCCATCAATTGTTTTACAAACGGAGCTTTAGTGTGATACTGTCTTATTAATTTTTCAGCAGACTCTTTCATTAAACCTAACTCTGCCATTAATTTATTTTTACCCATGCCATACATTAAACCTAAATTAATAGTCTTAGCTTGTTTTCTTTTTATGCCTGCCATGTCGGCCACGACCTGGTGGAAATCCGCGTCTCCGGCGTTGTATGCGTCTACAATTTCATCAACTCCCTCTAAATTTTGTAGTTTTGCGTAATGCACTAAAATTCTAGGTTCTTGTTGTGAGTAGTCAAACGATCCCCATTTGTGTTTTTCTTCTGGAATAAATATAGATCTAATCATTGGACCAAGTTCAGGATGTCTTGCAGGAATCTGTTGTAAGTTTGGATTACTCATACTAAATCTACCTGTAACTGTTCCACCTTGATCTGATCTAATTTGATTTATGTCTGCATGTATTCTACCATTGACTGCATGTTTTGTTATTGAATCTATAAAAGTTGTATGTGCTTTGTTTATCTCTCTTGCATCTGCAATAGATTTACCAAGTTCGTGTGGGTGATTTTGTAAAAAGTTTTTTGTAAAACTTGGCTCTTTACTTTTTTCTGTTCTGTCATATGGTAATCCTAGTTTGTCGAATGCTTTTGCAATACTTCTTGCTGCATGTATTTCTACTTCAATTCCTGTTAAACCTTTGATTTTATTAATAATTTTGTTCTCTCGTTCTATAAGATTTTTTTTCAAATTAGCTGCATGTTCTAAATCTACACGCACACCTTTAAATCTCATGTCAACTAAACACGGAAATAATTTTGTCTCCAGGTTAAATACATCCCACAACTCTTGTTGATATAATTCTGTTTCTAATTTTTCCCACAACTTTAATGTTGCCTCTGCATCTCGCTCTGCGTATTGTCCAACAAACAACGCAGGCAATCTCCATAAATCTTTTTTAGCATCAAGTCCGTAATCTTTTGCTGCCTCTAATAAAATTTTTTCATCTTTACCAATACCAACATAGTATTTTGCTAATGTATTTAATTGATAAGATAGTCTGTTTTCGTCAATTAGGCTGGCTGCAATCATTGTGTCAACAATGTGGCCTTTTATAGACAAGCCCTCTTTGCGTAACCAGCACACATCATACATTGCATTGTGAAATATAAAGGTAGTATCTGTTTGATTTAATATGTCTTGAAGCCATGAAAATACAAGTTTTTTATCCATATTTCCACCTTGCTCATGATGTACCGGAAAATACCCGGACCAGCCCTCTACGGCCACCGCAATGCCAGCAATGTGCCCTTCTCCAGCTACATTACCAGACCCTGTTTCTTTTAAATTAGGATCATTAGTTTCTAAGTCAATTGCTATTTTTTTACAGCCTTTAAGGTCTTTTAATTCTTCTGGCATTACCCATTCCGTTTCTGGACTAAATAACGGAATCTGAGTATTTCTCACGAGTAATCCCTTTCAAGAATCATTTCTAGATAATGTATTGCCTTCTTCACATCTTCCTCTTTTCCTTTTACCGCATGACGACAAATGTATTTTATAGCATTTCCTTCTGCAAACAAGAGTTTATTTTCATTGATAAACTCTGCTGGCTGAATACGCATGTTTCGGTAGTGTTTACCACCAACCTGCTCTTCTAATGAATTATAAGTTGTACCTTTAAACATATCTTTGTTTGTCATATTATATAAGCTCGATCAAAACTTTTAGGATCTAACACATGCAATTCACGCTTCGCTCTCGTCGCTCCAGTATAAAATAATCTATGTAATTCATCTGGGTCATGACTAAATGTTTCTAGCGCTGCATTAGTTAAGTCCTGCATAAGTAAAACTTTGTCAGCTTCTCCTCCTTTCGCTCCATGTATCGTTGACATTATTATACGAGGATTTTTATTTAACGTCTCACCGTTCGCCCTCATGTTACGAATGTAAGTTTCTGTAATTGGATCTAACCCTTCAAATGCTTCAAACCAAACATTGTCTGTAATTAATCCATAATCTTTTTGACATTCTTTTAAAGTATATTTTTCTTCTGAATGTAAAGTTTTACCTTTTTGAAATCCAGGCAACACATTTGTTCCTAGATATTCATATATATTTTTTATTTCTAAAGTATTTAAATGACAACCTTTACGCCAAGATTCCCAATTATTAATTGCTAACAATAATTTTAAAGGTATAGAATTAATTCCTTTGTATTGATAATACCAACCTCTAAGTTCACAAACTTCTTTTACATTATTTAAAAAATGATTAGCTGATGATAGTATTAGCCAGTTACCCTCTGACATGTCTACCTGCGTAATATCAGAATATCTTTTAAGAATACCTACTTCAGCTCTAGGTTTATATTGTTTGTCAAATCTGTTTTGTACTTTGCCAATAATTTTTTGTGACAATTCGTGTATGGGTCCACCAGGTATACGATAGGATTGATCTAATGTTTGTATGTCGTCTACCTCTTCTTTCAATGCAATAAAATGATCTACATCTGCACCGGCCCATTTAAATATAGCTTGATCGTCATCACCTGCTATGTAAGTTTTTTCTGCACGATTCCATATCTTTCTTACCATGTCCCATTGTAACAAAGACAAGTCTTGTGCTTCATCAATAAACAAAACCTCAAACTTATTGTGAGATTCTTTATCAATAAATTGCTCTAATAAATCTGTAAAATCTTTCAAACCTTTTTCTTTTTTGTATTTTTTTAACTCTTCAGCTAATAGATACAATGTATTTCTCTCTATGTCTAATATGTTTTGCCTAGAATCATAGTACTCTAATAAATCCATACGTTTTACACGAGCTGTATTTATAATTGTAAGATACTCATTGTCAGAATTAAATGTACCATCTTCCATAGAATATTTTGCAGTCTTAATTGGTATGCCACATTTCTGACCAAATTCTTTATAGTCCTCATGACCCATCATTTTTTCTTTGGTCATGCCTAATTGATTAAATGCGTATGAATGTAAAGTTCTAAAAAAAGGTAAATCGTTTTCTATGTCTAATCCAAATTTTTCAGATGCACGAGTGGCTGCCTCTGTTGCAGCTTTTTTTGTAAACGAAAAATATCCAATTTGTTTAGGTCTTATCCCATTTTGTATAAATTCGTCGACTAAGTTTAACAATGTTGTTGTCTTTCCCGTTCCTGGTGGACCTAGTATTATTGTTTTCATACTTTTTTAATTTCCTTTCTGCTATTTGTAGCTGCACTTGTGTTAATTCTAATTCTTCTGTTAGCTCTTGTATTATTAATCTAAATCTTAAATGCCAATTTTTTCCTACATCTCTGTCATAAGTTTTTGGTTTAGACATTAAAATACCTCTTCTTGATATTGCACTTTAGATATACTTGCTTCTATTTTTTTCATTGTTTTTATTTTTACCACTCTTGGCTGTTGTGATTTAATTCTTAATCTTGTTTCTTCTACAAACACATCGTCTAATCTTTTTAATAAATTACCTGTTTTAATTTTATCCATGTCCCAATTGTTTTTCTTTAAAAAACTATAAAAGTCTTCCATTCTAAAATATGTAAATTCTCTAGTATCGTCTGTGTATGGTAACTTATTAAATATATCATCCATTGTTCTTGCTGACTGTCTGTTAGTTGTCCAATCTTGTAGTAGTCCTGTTAATTCATTTGTAGGATCTAAAGATTCTAAAGGTTCTACTTCTTGTAAGTTAGTCATCATTGGTTTTAAAAAATGTTGTTTCCAATCTTTTGGTTTTGGTATTGGTACAATTAAGTTAGCTTGATCTAAACATGCTAACGCAAATAAATTTGGACTGTAAAGTTGTTCTGTTTTTAATTCGATCCGCGCTTCTCCTACATCTAAAAACCATTGTGGTGGATTAGAAGTGTACTTAGTCAAACTACCAAGTACAGGCATTTCCTCTTCACCATACCCAACACCAAATCTTTTTGTTCTACACAATCCAGATTGACATACAGAATTTATAGGTGCATCTTTACATCTATATTTGTCGTAGCCTTTTCTATTTACAGATTTAATTAATTGTTGAACTTCATTATTACTTAGTGGTGGGTCCATGTGTTTTAAGTTTGCTTCCACTATCTTATCCTCCCAAGTATCTGGTTGAGATTGTTTGTAAAACACTGCAATGTTAAACAATGCATTGTTTCTAGATCCTTGTCCAAATCCTATTGATGCAAGTTTATTTAAACAAGGTGGTCCTAGTGGAAAGGCCTCTTCTCTTTTTTCAGTTGTGATTTGTATTCCTTCAACATCTCCTCTGGTGCAACTATATTTATCATACGCAATATAAAATTGCTCAAGTGTAAGAGCATCACCGTTATCATCAAACGCATATCTTAGTCCTTTCGTGTTATTGTAGTAGGGTAAATTTAAAAAGTTACCTGTGTCCCCACGTTCCACAAGTATCTCTGTTTGTTTAGGAAATATTTCTGAGCCTTCATATCCTAAAGTTTTTGCAAATTGTTTTAATTTTGATTGCATCAAAGATGCAGGAATGTTTTCTTTTGTAAATAAAAATACGTGTGCGCCGCCTGACTTACTACGGCAAACTATTAATGGGAGGTTAAGTTTACGAATACTTTGTATGAGGCTAAGATGATCAAAGTTATATTCGTCAATATCAATGCAGCCCCACCTGCAATCATTGTTTTGTGTAATAGGGATGATACCAAGAGCCGGGCCTTTTCCTTCGAGGTGGTCTGACCATAAAGAGTCGCGAACGTCCCCCCGACAAATAAAAGCCTTACCTTTTTGTTTTCCGTTCTCTCCTCGCTCACCGGGTTGGTATTGTCCATAAGCGATATCTAATCCTAAAAATATTGATTTAAACTTGTCCATTATCATTTCTCATTTCTTTGTAAAGGGCGAAGTTGCCTCCGCCCTCATTTTATCATCTAGTACGGTGTACTATCCGATTTCTCTTCTACATCACTTTTTGTTTGAACCGCCCCTTTAGATACATTGGCTCCAAAGTCTTTTGCACCTAAGTACAAAGACTTATCTTCCTGACCTAAAATTCTGTCCATAGTTACAACCCAGCCGTACCAAGAACCTTTATCGTTCTTTTGTAGCGTTGATGCTAGATTATATACAACTCCAAACATAGGAGGAGTTGCAAATCCACCTTTGCCGTCAGGAAATTGTGTAGTCTTCATCATAGAATTCCACTTTTTACTGACATTTAATTGAGTTGATTTCATTGTGATTAGAGCTGGTGTAAACCCACCAGTCGCAGTCTCAACCATTACAAAATAAGAAGCTGTCTCTTCTAAATAGTTACCATTAGGTAATCTAATTTTAGAGCCATCTCTCTTACCTGTCGCGATTACCGGACTGTTCGGTTGATGAATTGCCACTGGCGCACCAGGACCATCCCCTCTATCCGACCATTCTGGATAATCTTTTTTGTAGTAACAAGGAATAACCTTGATACCTTTTTTACCATCGTATAACTCGCTGGTAACAGTATTATAGATCATGCCTGGTTTGGCACCTTCTATATACTTTGCATCACCATCAGTTACCTGCGGTGATAGCTGTCCTAAGATTCTGACAAACGGTAACGCAAGATCTTCTTGCGTCATGTTATCAAAACCTTTTGCATCATCGCCAAACAAGGCGATTGAGCTGTTTGCATTAGCTTTTATTTCATTAGCCATTATACATTCTCCATTAGTTATTTCCGGGATATTTTTGTTTTGTCTTTAATCCATGTACTAAAGACATCAGAAGGCATATCGAGCCCGGACTCGATACGCTCTCTGAATAGAGCAGTTAACGTATTCCAAGACACATCAGATTTCTGTTGTGGCTCAAACCCATTCTCTGCTGCAAGGTCCAACAATTGTTTCGCCTTGTTATCTTCTCCCTTTCCAAATGTCACAAAGATATTGTTTTTAATAATATCTTCTAGACCTTGGTCACGAAGCCATTTATAGGCTTGCTCTCTCTTCGTTTCATCTTTTGGAAGAGTGCACCTAAATTCTTTTTTAACTGTTACAGCCGAACCATCTGCTAATTTAATTTCTGATAGTCCTTGTTCTGCTAATAGTTCTGGTATTACTCTAGAACTAATGTCATCTACTTCAGCTTTTTTATTTTTAAGCTGTTCTTCTAACGCTGTAACTTCATCCTCTTTCTGTTTTAATTTTTTACATTCTAAAGCTATTGTAGTTACTTCTACAGAATCTAAAAAATCTTTTGAATCATTTAACATTTCATCAGTAATGTTAAACTTTATATTTTGTTTTATACTCATTGTTATCCTTTCTGGTAGAGATCAAAATTAATTGGATAGTATTTAGCCTCTCGTCGATCCCATTTCAAGAGATTAAATTTACCACTTGTATAGTCGCTTACAATTGCACAAGAAATTCCTATAACTGCAGGATCTCCTGTTAAGAGCACATAATCTTGTTGTCTTACATCTCTTAAATTTTTTTGCATCTTAAATACAAATGGACTTGATGAGAATATTATTTGTGAATCTGGACCAAAGTTAGGCAAACAGATTACCAAATAACCGAAATCAGATGCACCTAAAATATTTATATTTGCAGGTGGATGTTGTAATACATAAACAAAATTTTCTTTAGGATTTTCTTTTTTAAAAGCTAAAAAATCTGCTAAAGACTTTGGTTTATATAATTCAAAAATTTTATTCTTCATTCTATTATTCTCTTGACAGACTATATAATAGTGTTTATATAATTGTCAACTAGAAAGTAGAAAAAAATGATAAATTATAAATTTAAGACAAAGCCATACGAGCATCAACTTAAAGCTTTAGATAAATCAGTTGATAAAAAAGAATATGGTTATTTTATGGAGATGGGTACAGGCAAATCTAAAGTATTAATAGATAATATGTCTATGCTCTATGATAAAGGCAAAATAAATGGCGCGCTAATTATAGCACCAAAGGGTGTATATAACAATTGGTATTCACAAGAAATACCAAATCATTTAGCTAGTCACATACAACCTAAAATGGTACTCTGGACTGCTTCAACATCAAAAGCAAAGGATAAAGAGTATCAATCATTATTCGAAACCGGCTATGACCTTCACATCCTTGTCATGAATGTTGAGGCTTTTAGCACAGACAAAGGTAGATTGTTTGCAGGCAAATTTTTGCGAGCACATAGAGCTCTTATGGCTATTGATGAATCTACAACAATTAAAAATCCTACAGCTAAAAGAACAAAAGCAATTGTAGTATTAGGTAAAGAAGCTTATTATAAAAGAATACTTACAGGTTCTCCTGTAACTAAATCACCATTAGATTTGTTTAGTCAATGTCAATTTCTAAATGATAGTCTAATAGAATCTGCTTCTTATTATTCTTTTAAAAATAGATATGCAGTCATGAGAACTCACAATTTT